TTCCAGCAGCGTACAGATGATCTCGGCGAGCAGCAGCTCGTTGACGCCGAGTCTGGTGAGCAGCGGCGGGTCGCCGACTTCTGGTTGCAGCAGATCGATCCCGAGCTTGGCCTTGACCTGCATCACGGAGCCGATCGTCAGTGAGATGGTCCACGTGCGGCCGGCTGCGTCAGTGAATGTCTTCATCGGTGCTCCTCAAGTGGGTGCGAGAACGGCCACCGTGACGCTTGTGGCATCCGAGTACGTCAGCGCCACCTGGCCGCTTGCGTTGTTGTAGTAGCTGGTCGGGAACGGCCCCAGCAGATGCGTCTCACCGGCGGGGATGGCCACTGTGCGATCCGAGACGGCCAAGCCGTCGACGGTGGCCGGTGTGGCGATGGTGAGCGTGATCGGGGATGCGCTGCCGTTCTTGATGAGCAGCAGCTCCTTGCCCGTGTTCGGAAACACGTCACCACCCGCCTCCGCCGCCGGCTGCGTGATCGCATTGGCACTGCGGGACGGATGCTGAACAGTCAGAGTTGCCATGGGTGATCCTTTCTATCGATGAGCGGTTCTATCAGGCTGCCTCGGCGCCGTCTTCGATCCACTCTTCCCAATCGACGAGCTTCGCGGTCACGTCGACCGTCACGCCCTCTTCGAGCGATTCCTTGCGACTGAAGCTCGTGATGGAGAAGTTGCCGAACGGGCCTTCGCTTCCCGCCGTTGCCAAGGCACCGGTGAGCGGTGCCAGGCGAACGAGGCCCGCGTTGAGGTAGGCGTTGCGGATCGCCTGGAAGGCCGAATCGCTCTGGTTCCAGAGCATCTGGAACTCCACGGTGCATTCGCGGAGGGTGGCGGCCGTCGCCCGCCAACCGCTGTTACCGCGCGTGGTCACGTCGGCCTCGCCAGCTTCGAGGTTCACCGTCACGTCGCGGACGTTGGTGATCTCAGTGCAGGCGGCCAGGGGGGCGTCCTCGGCCCCGTAGAACAGCTTGGCGTTCATTCCCAGAACGTAGCTTGGCATGGGAGTCTCCCAATTTTCTATCCGCAGATTTCGCAGATTGCGCAGATGAGGGAAGGAACCAGTCCTCTGTTCTGCGCAATCTGCGCAATCTGCGGATCATTCTTCTTCATCGGATGCTGTCTCGCCACATCTGTGGCATCTTGGGCTTTTCCTTTGCGAAGGCAGGCCCCATGTACGGCCGGGCCTGAATGCGGATCTGGCGGTACTGTTTTCCCCTGTGGACCCGATAGACGCCGCGGTCATTCACATGCTCACGGCGGCTGACCATGTCCCACGTGGTGCTCTCGCCGCCGTATTCGAGTGCGGGCAGAGCTGTCTGGCCCACCCGCCCAGTGAGCTTCTCCGGCCCGATGATCACCGAGCGTCGACTCGGCTCGTAGGCGAAGAAGATGAACTGCTTGAGCAGGCCCGTGTGGCTCGACGGCGGATGCCCGGGCTTGCTGATGCCCTTGCGTTTGCGGATCGACTGCCTGGCCGTGCGCCGCACGAACGCGCCGAACCTCGACAGCACTTGCCGCGTGGCCTTGTCGACCGCACCGAGCACTGCCGGCTTGTCGAAGAACACCCTGGCCATCTTGAGCTTGACCATGTTCACACCACCACGCGGTAGGTGAGCGTCAGCACGCTCGTGAAGACACGGTCGTTGGCCAGGTGCTCGGAAGCGTAGATCGGATCGTTCGTGCTTTTCAGCCACGGGGCGTTCGATACCGCCTGAAGCGGGCGTTGCCGCAGATACGCGTCGATCTGCTCGACGAGCGTGAGCAGCGGCACGATCTCGGAATCCAAATCTTTGCCAAGGTGCTTCTGAATCCCGATGTCGATCTGCACTTCTTTCAGTGCCAGGCCACGGGCTGCCAGGGAGTTCTCAACGGCATGCGGCACGACCGATACCTGCAAGTCCTTGAGTTCGGACAGCTCGAACTGCGGCAGCGTCCTCCTCTGGGGCGTGAAAGACTGATTGAACGTCCCCGCAGGCGCACTCGCCAGCTCGGCTGCCACTGCATCGGCGATATCCAGGACAACAGACATTCTATGCTCCTACGAAATGCTTCCAGAGGGCCGTCAGTGCCAGCGTGATGACCGACCCCGCGATGAGCCACAACACGCGGTTGCGGCTGCGCTCCGCCGCCTCAAGCCTGTCCAGCCGAAGCTGGATGCCCGGCTTGCCGTTGCCGCGGATGGCTTCATCGAGCTGGTCAAGCTTGCGATGGATCGCCTCGAAGTGGTTCTGGCAATCACTGCCGCTGTCGCACTCTCTCATGCGTTTGTCTGCCTCGTGTGAATCCTGTAAGTACTGTGCGTTGGGCCGCTCCACCGCCAGCCACGGATGTCATCGCCGAGAGCCATCACCTCGTGCCACAGGCCATCGTATTCGATGCGGTCGCCAATCTCGGGTTGGAACGGCAGGTCGGCCACCGTGATCAGGAAGTCGATGACGTGCGAGCCGATGCTCAGGCCCGATTCCGTCGCCACGTCATAGTCCGTCTTGCCGATCGTCGCGTTGACCGCGTAGGCGTCGCCATCGTGCATGTAGGTGACGGGACTCGAGCAGTGCGCCTTACGCATCTGCTCCAGCCATTCAAGTCCGGCTTTCAGCATGTCGCCCACGTGCACCTCACCGTCAGTCCATCTGATTAAAGATCACCGGGTTCAGGTAGATCATTCCTGTCTCACCGTTCTTGATGACGACGCGAACAGAGCTCCGGAGCGCCGGGAACTGATCGTAGTGGAACTCTCTGCCGGTGCAGATGAGACCATTTTCGCCGTACCACTCGATGCTCGTGTAATTCGTGGCGGCCACGACGAGCTTGCGGTTGACTGTATCGTGCGTGAAGCTGTTCAGAACCGGCGCCGCCCCCAGCTCATTCGTCTGGAACACCGCATAGCTCTGCCCCGCGGCGAACGCTGCCTTGACCGCGGCGAGCGTCCCTGCCTGATCGCCGGCCGGATCCCACGAGCCGGCTGCCAGCAGGATGTTCGTGGAACCACACAAACCGCTCGTATCATCGTACTTGGGGCCGGCAATATGGCTGTCATCAACGCCAAACAGCGGGAAATACGTCCACGGGCTGAACTTCTTCAGCAGGCGGTCATACGTTGCCAGCGTCGCCGCAAACTTCCCCGTGTTCTCGAAGCTGTTCAGCTCCTGGGCGATGGCAACCTTGTTGGCCCAATACGTCTGGAAGAGCGTCTGCGTGGCGTTGATAAGTTTCCACGGATACCCGGCTTCCGGCAGCGGAGGATCCCAACCGGCGATACTCTGGAAAGTATGACCAAGATGGGCCAGCCCGCCAAGCCCGCCGGCCGCAACGATGGCCGCCAACGTAGCGTTCAGATCCGCTCCACCGGCCGTGGCTGCCGAGAAGAGGCTGGTCACGTGACCCCACGAAGTCGTCTCCTCGCCCTGCACGGCAACCATGTCGATCGTTGCCGGATCGGTCGGCCACACGGTGACCACGTCATGATCAGTCAGTGCGAGCACGTCGTATCCCGCCGCCTCATATGCGGCGATCTGCTCGGCCGGCGCCGCACCGCCATCCGAATCCGTGGTGTGGCAGTGGAAGTTGCCCTTCTTCGTGAGCACCGTCGTCCAGTTGATGCCGGCGTACGGGTTGTTCACGATCGACACCTGCCTCGACTTCGTCGCCCGTCGAATCGGCCAGGCGTGCTTGGAATTGCCGGAGCCACTGTAGTAGGGATCGCCCAAGCTGCCGATGATGACGGAGCTACGCTGCTCCTGATAGAGCACGTGCCGGTCGCTGCACCAGAGGTTGTCTCCGGTGCCGATGAAGTGCGGGAACATGCCGGGGTTGACGGGAGGGTTTCCCAGCCACCCGTACGAGACGAACGCCATGTAAGCGACCGGAAGGTTCGGCAGCCGCCACCCGGAGCCTTCCCACAGGATGCTCCGAGTGCCCTGGATTGCGGCCGTCCACGTCATCGTCTTGAGCGTCGGGTACGAACTGGTACCGTCCGCCTGGAAGAACGCCTCGCCCCAGTCGTCGCCCTCAGCGGGCACCACGTCCTGAACCGCGCGCTTGGCGATCCAGCCTTTCCCGGCGCTGGTCACGATGTCGTGCTTGGCGTGTGCCACGCCGCCGGCGTAGGCACCGCGAGGATTGACCAGGCCGGAGCCGTTCACGGTGTCGATCAGCGAGAGCCGGCGGGGGAACTCGATGCCGAGGACGAAATCGGTGATGGTGTCATCCGCGTTGAGCTGGCGGCGTGCCCGCGACGGGGCCTCGCCGAGCGGATCGTCCCCGTCGAACATGTCCTTAATGTCGTAGAGGTTCGTCGGGACGCTGCCGTTCGTCTTGACGCGGGCATACGTCTCGTCGGTCGTCGGGGCGTCCAAGCGAGGCAGACCAATCGTGTGGCCGATTACCGGTGACGTGTTGTTCTTGATGCGCATGCTAGCCCTCCTGCACAACGAACAGCCACGTGGGGACGGCCGCATAGAACTGGAGCTGGCCCAACGCTGCAGGCGTTCCGCTGATCTCGATCGTGTCGAGGCCGAGCGGATAGGAGTTGGCGGTCGCTTCGCCATCATCCATGAAGATGCCGTCGGCACCCGGCTTCAGCGTAACCCGCCTGCACCAGGGCTGCATTGCTTCCGGCAGATACAGGTCGGCGAGCTTCGTCGAGACGTTGCCCACGCTGAAGCGGTCGATGACCGGCGTCGCGGCGGGGGGATTGAGCAGGGCGTTGATCTTGGAGAGGATAGCGGCAACGCCTGCAAGCATTTCATTGGTCGCCGGATTGACGACAGAGCCGGCCGCGTTCTTCAGTTGGCGCGCCTGTGCCACCGCGACCAGCAGCGCTTGCTGCGTTTCCTGCGTTGCCGGATTGATCTTGTTGCCGACAGCGTCGAGCGGATGCACCACGAGCGCACCGTCGTCATCGATCCAGATATTCGCCGAATGCAGCCACTGCTTGCCCATGAACTTCTCCTGATCTACATGTCATTCATGTGGAGGAGCCGGCTACGGAGAGTCGGCTCCTCCAACACGGCGTTAGCCCTCGTTACGAAGGCAGCAGCGGGCAGGTGTACCACTGTCCATCGCTGTAGGCGACGAACAGGGCGCAGGTCTTGGCCGCCATCTCGATCTCGCCGTTGGCGGCGATGGCATTGATGGCGTCGCCCGACGCCGGATAGACGTTGAGGACGGCGTTCTCTGCATCGCGGTTCTTGACGATCACCTGCATGCCGGCGACCGCGCTCGGGAGCCGCACGCCCTTGCCGGCGGCGCCGTCCGCGTCGGTCACGAGGTTGAATCCCTCGCTGAGTGCAGCAGCCCCGGCCTGATCGGCACCAAGGGCGGCGACGGTCGCCACAGGGATCCTGGGCATCTTGCCGAACTTGAGGCTTGCCGCGTTCGCACCGGCGATGGTGATGTTGCCGGCCGTGCCGCCATTCGCGGCGCCGGTGTCGATCTCCACGTCGCCGGCCGTGCCGGTCGCGCCCTCGGACTCGCCGGAGGTGATGGTCACGGCGCCGCCTGCCCCGGTCCCCTTGCCGGCGCCGCCGGTCAGGGATGCATCGCCGCCATCTCCATCAGTGCTGGCAGCCACGCCACCGGCCACGCTTGCCGCACCGCCGTTGCCCGTGGCACCGGCACCGGACGCACCGCCCGCTACGGAGACAGCCCCGCCGGCGCCCGTTCCGGCACCGGCCCCGCCTGCCACAGCAGTCGCTCCACCGGCGCCATTGGTCGAGGCGGCCGCTCCGCCGATGAGACTTGCGGCTCCACCGTTGCCGGTCGCACCGGCCCCCGAGGCACCGCCTGCCAGAGCGACCGCACCGCCGGCACCCGTGCCCGAGCCTGCCCCACCGGCGACCGATGTCGCGCCACCGGCCGCATTGCCGGATGCGGGCGTACCACCGGTCAGATTTGCCGCACCGCCAGCTCCACTGGCTCCGCCTGTACCGCCTGCGACGGAGGCGGCACCGCCCGCGTTGGCACCGTTCCCTGCGCCGCCAGCCATGCTCGCCGCGCCGCCGGCCCCAGCGTCACCTGCACCGCCTGCCACCGCGACAGCCCCGCCCCCGCCGGCCGCCCCGGCCTTGCCGGTAATGCCGAGCGAGGAGTCCGAGCCGGTGATGTCGTCAGCGGTCACGCTACCGGCGATGGTGGTCGTGCGCTTGGCAGCCGTCAGCTTGACGCGCACCGTGGTCGCGCCCGCCGCCGCATCGGCCAGGGCCACGCCCATCAGATGTGCGCCCGAGGCAGTGCTCGTGGCCGCACCGGTCGCCGCTCCGCCAACCGGCGTGCCGGTTGCGTTCCAGTAGACGGCATCGCCGGCCGTGAAGGTCGAGCCGTCCTTGAGTACGTCGAACACGCCCTCGGCCGCGAGCGCCCCGAGCTTCCCGGCCTCGATGTCCAGTTTCGCCACGAACGGGATGGTGCCGATGAGAACCACGTCGCCGGCGATGACTGCCGAGCCCGGCGTGTGGTCGATTGACTTGCCGTCCTGAATGAATCGTGCCTCAGTAGTCATATGATGCTCCTTACGGGGTTGATGTTACCGAACCGGACGTTCACTCAGCGGGCTCAGATTTCCCCCTTCATCCTCAGCGCGCCCCGGAAGTCCTGCTCGCGGACGCCGAAGTCGATGTAGCCACGGAACTGCACGCCAAGCGTGTTGAAGTCGGCATCGGTCTTCTCGACGGTCGGCCTGTCCACGCCGTTAAGGAACGCGACTTCGAAAGCGGGCAGGCGGTTGGGATCGGCCAGCAGGAACCACGCCTTCGAGCTGTAGCCGGTGAAGCTGGCGTTGGACAGATACGAGGAGCTTACGAGCGTGAACTTCCCGACGTGCGGATTGGCAGACGGCTTGGCCTTGTTGGCGGTGGTGGTTTCATTGAGCTGCAGCGAGCTCATGAGGAGCTGCGCCGGGACCTTGAGTGCGGTGGGCACCAGCAGGATCGACGCCAGCACCCCGAGCGGCCGGCCGTTGGGCTTGGTCTGTTCGTTGAAGAGGACTTCCGCCGCTGTCAGGCCGTCCACCGACAGGGCGGTGTCGACACCCTCGCTGCAGTTCTTGTGGGCGGCTGAGAAGAAGGCGTTCCCGTCGGTCTGGACGGGATTGGAGAGCACGAGCGTCCAGGTGGCGTCGGCGATGGCCTCGCCGGCCCCCATCCCGATCTGGCGCGGGATATCGGTGAACGCGCCCAGGTCGTCGTTGATGATCATCTGGCGCGTCAGCGCGAACATGATCCCGTGGGTGTCCGCCTTCTGGCCGTACTTCTGCTCGTCAACCTTGCCGTGCTTCAGCTCCCCGTCGGGGCCGACCTGCTCGAACTTGAAGCTGCCGGTCATCCGGTAGCGGCTGTGCTCCTTGAAGTCGTTGACGCTCGCAATCCGGCAGATGGAGCGCCACGAATCCTCGACGTAGTTGTAGCCGTCGAGCAGCATCTTGTTGGCGATGTTGGAGAGGATGCCGGGCAGGCTCGCGGTGCTGAATGCCGCCTGCAGCCACCCGGCGGCATCCCGCCTGAAGCGGGGGAGCTGCCGGCCGCTGGCGAGTTCGCAGAACTCCTGGATGCCCACGCCCCGCAGCTTGTCGGCCGCTTCGAGCACCGGCGCCTGATAGGCGGCCTCGATCCTGGCGACGGGCATGCCCGAGGCCATGAGTGCCACCGCCTCGAAGACTTCCGGGCCGGTTTGGCGCTGCGGCGTGACGACGGGCGGCACCTTCGGCCTGCTCGCACGCAGGATGTGGAGCTCGACCTTGGTCTCGTCCCACCCTTCCTCGATGGCCTTCGCCTCGATGTCGGGATGCTTGCCGGCGCAGATCTTGCGGACCGCTTCGATGCGCTTGGTCTCGGCGACGATCCGCTGGCGCATCGCCACGACTGGATCCTCCTCGATAGCGGAGGCCTGCAGCGTCGCCGGCGCGGGAGCGGGCTTCACCGGCTCGGTCTTGGGCGCGGGAGGCTTCGGCTGATCGTCATCCGGCTTGGGGGCGTCCGGCTTCGGATGATCGGGCTTGGGCTGATCCTGGGGGGCGTCCTGCGGCTTGTCCTGCGTTTCTTTCCTGTCTTCGTCTGCCATAGCGTCGGTCTCCTTTTCGCTGGCGGCGATCTTCGCCGAAGTGTTGGTGTCTGCACCCGAATCAACGAATGAAATCTCTTTGAGCACCGCCCGCCGTACCACGTGGAGCGGCCCGGCGAACGTGCGGCCGTTGACGGCTACGCTCTGACCGTTGGGGATGAACTCGGCGCCCATCACGGCCGCTCCGATGCTGGCCTGCCAGGGGAAGCCGTTGATGCCGCTCTTGACCACGTCGCGTGCCCAGGAGGTGTCGCGGCTGATCAGTCCCTCGGCGACCACCTGGCCGCCTTCGACCGCAACGCGCTCGGTGTGGCCCACGCCCTGGC